GGCCAGTTCTTCGAGGGATTCGATTTCTTCCTGAAACAGTCGGCCATTGGCCAGCGTGAACACGTTGAGCATGACAAGGCTCCGTTGCGGCGGGTTCGTCGGGGTGTCCGGTGGCGGTTGGCCACGCGGTCACAAAAGTGGGGGTTGGGCGTCGCTTTCAACCCCCCGAATCCGCCTGGAACCGCACGGGCCACACACCGTCAGCCGGTGGGCACACGTGGATCAGGTGAAGCGGCGTGTTGAAAGCGTGCCACTCGGGCTGCTTTCCAAACAAGGTCTCCTGACAATCAAGTGGCCGGATTATGGCACCGACTCCCTCGCGACCACACGCCGCGCCGGCCGGCGGGGCCGCAAACATGCGATATCATGGATTGGCTTTCTCGGCTGCCTGCTGCTCCTTCAGCAACTGGCTCAGCTCCCGGTAACGGGCATCGACGATGGACAGCTCCACATGGTCGCCTTCGCGCCGCTCGCGAGCGGCCTCGCGCGCGGCGCGCAGCCGGTCAACCGCTCCGGAAAGATCCAGCAAGGCACGGCGTGATTCCGCTTCGGCCCGCAGCGCCCGAAGGGTCAGCCCCTGGGCGTGCCAGGCCAGGGACAACGTGTGCCAGGCTGCAGCGTCATCCGGCTTGTCGGTCACCCAGGTTTGCAAACGGTCACTCGCGCGACCTGGCTGCCCCAGCCGAACCGCAGCCTGTGCCCCCCACAGCACCGATGCGCGGTCAGACGCTGCCAGGGCCCGCTGGATCAACGGGGTGGTGACCGAGCCCACCGCCGCCACCTCCAACCCGCCCTGCACCACCACCTCCAGCGCCGCCACACCAGGGCTCGATGCCCGCTGCAACTTCTTGCCCGCCAAAGGCGAGCCAAAGTACACCACCCGGTCTACCGCCGCAGGGGCCCCGCGCACAAAGTCCGCCCGCGTCAGCGGCACCGTCAAACCCGCATCACCAAACCACCCAAAGCTCATGGCAACCACTCCAACGTATCGGTGGGCACCGCCACATCCAGCGTGCCCTCCTGCTCCACCGCCACCGGGTCACGGTCAGCCGCCACCACCTCGGGCGAGCCAATCGACAACTGGTGCGGGTAAAAATGCTCAGCACCCGCCATCGGGTTAATCAGGTTGGTGCTAAAGCCCACATTCGCCTCATTCCAGGGCGCCGAGTTGTCTCGGCCCCCCACAAACGTCCCAATCTCAAACGCCAGCGCCGCCGGGTCAGCCACCGGTACAAACGGTTCACGGCCCGGCACCGTCCAGCTCGGCAACACCGCATCGGCCTGGCCAGGCAAACCCACCGCCACCTCCACAGCCGTCACCGCCTCTCCGGTGTCTACATTCAGCCGGTGCTCAACCGCCACCACCTTGCCCTGGGCCCGCAAGCGCGTCATCTCCACACGCATATCGGTGTCCAGCCACAGGCTCGGCCGCAGCGGCACAGTCAGCCGCACACGGCCTGTGCGGCTGCTGTCCCACAGCCTCACCCACGCCTGGTCCAGCAACGTGCGCAGCACCTCATCACGCGCCGCCGGGTCCGGCTCCCAGTCCTGCGCCACATCGCCCACCGTCACCGCCAGTGCCGGCTCGCTGCGCACACCACCCACCCAATCAGCCGCCTCAAACGGCTGCGTCACCGCCGCAGCCAACGGTTCATTCACCACACCCAGCGCCGCCTCCAGCGCAGGCAGCCGCACCGTCAGCCGCACCTCCTCGGTCACCGTCTGCACCCACCGCGCCTGGTACCGGGCCGTAAACCCCCACACCAGCGTAGGCGCCACCTCGGGCTGCAACTCAAACACCCCATCACTCAACACCGGCCCCAACGGGTAATTGCCCGGCGCCGACCGGTCCAGGCTCAAGCTCTGCAGCGTCCAACCCCGCAACCCCTCCACAGCGCTCTCCACCATGGCCGTGGTCAAAAACTGCTTGGTGCGCACCGCCGCCTCGCCACCAAACCCCACATAGCCCGTGTAAAACTCCCGTGGCTGGCTGTAGCTCGCCACCACCCCCCGCGCCCGCAACCGCGAAAAGCGGTACTGCAGCCGCACCGTCACCCGCGTGCGCACATCAGCCCGGCTCGGCAACGTCACCACCGGCGCGCCATCCAGCACATCCGCATCACGCACCGTCACCACCGGCAGGCCGCGCCAGGGCAGCACACGCGGCTGCTGCAACGCATCCAGCGCCACCGACACCGGCACCGACGCGCGCCGCGCCTCCAGGTAGTCCCAGTTATCCCTCGGCTCACCCGACACCTCTACCCGCCAGCGCCCCCCCACATTCGCATCAATCCATGCGCGCGGCGTATTCGCAAACACCTCCTGCATCTGGTCAAAGCACACACAACGCACCAAGCCCGTCTGCACATCCAGCGTCGGCGTCTCCACCACCCCGGTAAACAGCGTCTGCGCATCCAACGCCTCGCCAGCAGGGCCCCGCCGGGCCAGCGCCACCTGCACCCGCGCCCCAATCAGCGCCATCGGGGCCAGCACCCCCACAGGCCGCAACGCAAACTCCGCCACCCGCGCCGTGTTGTCCGCATGCCCCACCACGCACTCACCCACCAGCCGGTCCGACACATCCACCCCGCCCAGCAGCACCACAGGCCGCCACTGCCCATCCGGCGCAGCGGGCCACCCCCCCGCGCCATCCAGACCCGCCAACACCGATGGCGTCAACACCTGCAGCCGCACCGGCAACACCGTCTGGCGCACCTCGCCCACCTGCAGCCGCACCGGCAGCACAATCCCCGGCGCAGCCTGCACCGTCAGGCGCAACGGCAGGCCAATCCCCGCAGGCGGCGGGGGTGGCGGGGGTGGGGGCGGCACAAACCCCGGCGATGCAATCGTGTACACCCCCGCATCGGCGCTAGAGTCCCCGCCTGCGCCATCCAGCACCAGCCGCGCACCCTCCGCATTAAAGTCGGTCGAACTTGCCCACAAATACGGCGGCAACCCGGCTGTGGTAACTGGCGTCCAATCCACCAGATTCGACGAAAACCACATATTCGGGCCGGGGTAATTTTCGGCGTGGGCATACACCACCCCATTGCTGGCCTGGCGCAATCGCCACACATCCTGAGGCAACGCATTCAAAGCTGCCCATGTCGCCCCATTGTTCGTAGACACCGACAGTCGAGCCGACGTCCGGCGGTTCGCGGCCAGCCAGGTAGTCCCCACCCGCGCGACACCACCGGTAATTTCACCAATCGTGGTAGGCGTCAACGCATTCCAGGTTACGCCGTTGTCGCTCGATGCCATGAAGCGGTTGCCCACATCCAGCACAGCCACACCACCATCGCCCAGCATGCAAAAGCCGCTCGATATGGTCCTATTCTCCGCAGTGGGGTCCAGCAGCGCCGCCGTCTCCACCCATGTCACCCCGCCATCATCCGAGTAGCTGATACGGCCTTGAAAGTCGCGGACGTAGCGGGCAAGCAACCGACCCGTTGGCGTCGCAAACACTTGCCGCGCCCTACTCACACCGCTGCCACCCGAAAAGTCAGGCGTAATCCGCTGCCACGCCGCACCCGTCGCACCATCTGTCGACCGATACAAACCGGTCGACAACTCACCCACCATCACCCATCGCTGCCCATCAAAGGCAGCGGCATCCACCATATCCAGACCCAGGGGCAGCAGATTTGTGGTGGTAAACGTCACAAAGTCCGACGTCAGCGTGACCGCAAACTGATTCGTCTCGTTAATCAGCCACCGGTTAATCCCCACCCCAAACCACACCCCATTCAGCCCCGTATTCACCAACGGGGCTGGCAGGGTTGCTCGCGTCCAGCTCATGCCTGCTCCAGCACCAAATCCCAGGTCACAGCAGCACCTGCCCGGTCAAACGACTGCACCACCGGCTCCATCCACACCGTGTGCTGCGGGTAAAACATCACGCTATACCCCGTGGCGCCTGCCACTGGCACACACGTGGCCACATGGCCCAGCACCGTCACAGGCGTCAGCACATCGCCCGCAGGCCCATGCGCCCGCGCAAACGGCGCATACCCCGCATCCGTGCGCCGCTCGGGCGGCAGGCTCACCACGCCATCCGCGCTCCAGCGCGCCAGCGGCAGACCGGCCTTAAACACATGCGTCACATCCGGGTTCAGCCCGTCCAGCGCCGGGGGCACCCAGCCATCGCCCGTCAACGTAAAGCGCAGGCGCTGCCAGGCCGTCTGGTTCAGGCGCGCACCGGTCGCAAACCGCAACGCCGACCGCCCGCCAAACACCTCCACCCGCTGCTGCACATTCAGCGCCGCCGTCAACGGCACCGCCAGCCCCCCCAGCTCAAACGCCGTGATCATCGCCGCCCCCTCACAATCGCCGCCCGCCTAAACACCGTCTCAATCTCACGGGCCACATCCGGCGTCGCCGTCACCCTCGAGCTCGTGCCATCCGGCCACTGCAAGTTAATCGGCGTCACCGCACCGCCTTGGGCATAACCGCGCAGCGCCCCCATGCCATCGCGGTTCAACCGGTCCAGCAGTCGCATCATTCCCGGCTGCCGCACCACCTCTTGGCGCAGCACATACTCACCCGCGTGCACAATGCCCGCCGGCGCAAACTTGCCACCCGGCCCCGTGTAGCCCCCACGGGCAAACTGCGGCGCCAGCGGCACATCGGCCGGGGCAGGCACACCACCGGCCTGCACCGTCTGCACCGTCACCGTCACCGTCTTGTCGCGCAGCTCGGCCAGTTGCTGCTTAATGCGCCCCACCTCACCCACGGCCCGCTCAATATCCACCTGCAACGCCACAGGCTGCGCCAGCTCCGCCTTCAGTGCCTCAATCCGTGCCTGCGCCTGAGCAATCTGCGCATTCTGCTGCGTCGCAATCTCTTGCAGGTCGGCTGCCTCCTGCTCCTTCACCCGGGCTTGCGCCCGAAGAGCCTCCTGCCGAATCTTGCCCGCCTCGCGCAAGAAAAACGCCGACTCACTCCCCACGTCAATCGTCTCAGCCAGCCGCTCCACCCGAGCCGCCGCCGTTTGCGCCTGCTCACTCAGCGTGCGCGCCTCTTCCAGGTTCCCCCTAAACGACGCCAGCGTGGCCTGACTCGCCGCCAACTGCGCACGGTTGCGCGCCTCTTCCGCTAAAAAGCGCGCCTCCTGGGCCTGCTGCTCCGGCGTCAGCCCGGCAAACTCCCGCTCCGCAATGCGGTCCTCCACCGACTGGCCCACCGCATCGGCCTGCTCCAGCAAAGTGCGCGCCTCTTCGCGCGCCTTGCGCGCCCCATCCACCGACGCCTGCCACGCCTGCTCCAGCGCCTTCTTCAGCGCCTCGGCCCCCTTCAGCTCAACATCCGCCGTCTCACGCGCCTCACGGCGGCGCAACTGCTGCAGGTTCAGTGTCGCCTGCGACAACTGCTGCTGCAACGCCAGCTCCTGGTCGGCCAGCTCACGGGCCGCCCGCTCCACGGGGTCCGGGTTATCCCGGCTCGAGCGCTCCGCCTGCCGCTCCAAAAACGCAATCTGCTTCTGCACCCGCTCCACATCCTGCGTCAGTCCAGAGTCATTCAGCCGCCACCACCGCGGGTTGGCCAACTCCGTCTGCAGGCGCGCCAACTCCTCACGCAACAGCTTCAGGTTCCCCTCGGTCGAGCGAAACGGGTTAATCGTCCCAAACGTCACCAGCGCGTCCAGCAACCCATCCGATCCGCGCACCCCATCCAAAAACTCCTCGGCCAACCGGTTCATCTCGGGTATCAACGCCAGCCCAATCGACTGCCCCGCCCCCTGCGCCAACGCCTGCAGCCGAGTCAGGTTGTCATTGAACTCAGCCGCCCGTCGCGCCTGCTCACCCGAAATCGTGCGGCCAAACCGGTCCGACTCATCGGCCATCTGCCGCAAACCCTCAGCCCCGCCATTCAGCAGCGGCACCAGCTTTGTGCCCTCCTCGCCAAACAGCGCCACCGCCGCCGTCGTCTTGGCCACCCCATCGGGCAACGCCGCAAAACGCTCAGCCACCTCGGCAAACAGCACGTTCGCGCTCTTCACCTGCCCACTGGCGTCCAGCGCCTCCACGCCCAACTCGGCCAGCCGCTTACCGCCCGTGTTCGCATCCAGCGACAGCTTCACCAACCCTTTCGACACATCCTCCAGCGTCGCATTGCTCAGGCTCGCCGCAAACGCCAGGCGCGACAGCTCCTCCACCGTCACCCCGGTCGACTGCGCCAGCTTGCCCATCTGGTCAGCCGTATCCGCCGCCGTCTTGGCCAGCGTCAGCACACCACCCAGGCTCGCGGCGGCACTAATACCCGCCGCCCCCAGCGCCCCTGCGGCCAGCGCCTGCACGCGCTGCAAATCCTCGCCCAGCCCCTTCAACGAGCCACGGGCATTGCTCACCGCACGGGCAAAACCGCGCGGCTCACCGGTAATATTGACTTTCAACTCAGGCGTGGTCACGTTCAATCACCTTAATGGCCTGCAAATACACCCGGTACGGGTACGTCCACACCTGGGCATGGCCGCGCATCACCAGCACCGCACACGCCTGCTCAATGGCCTCAATCGGGCTTACTGCATCAGCCTCAGAGCCGCGCCGGCCATCACGACTCTCACCCGAAAAAAACAGGGGTTCAGGCGCTTGGCCACCGCCAACACCGCCTCCAACTCCGACGCCGTCATGGTGTTCAACACCGCCATCGGCGCCCCCATCAGCTCCAAGTCATACAGGCTGCACGCATCCAGACACAAATGCCCCACCGCATCGGCGGGCACCAGGCCCTGCTCCACCCGCAGCACCCAGTCCCGCACCTCCTGCACCGTCAGCTCGCGCAGCGTCACTGCGCGGCCATCCAGCTCAACCGTGTGCGTCAGCGCCATCACACCGCCTGCTGCAGCTCAAAAAACTGCGACTTACCCACACCAGGCACCGTCGCGTCCTTCTCCACGGTAAACGTCAGCTGCAGCGTGCCAAACTCCTCGCCAATCATCCCCACGTTGGCCGCCACACCCAGCTTGCAGCGGTACATCCGGGCCGTGGTCGGCTTGCCATCCACCCCGTTCACCCCCTCAAACAACACCGACACATTGGGCGCCGACCCAATCAGCGTCTGCACATCCGTGCTTGCCACCGGCGTGTAATCCACCGTCACATCGGCCCCCTCAATCAGCTGGGCCGTCTGCGGCGCTGCCACAAACGTCAGGCCACCATGGCTCACGGCATAGTCCGCCGCATTCACCACCGTCGCGCCCACCCGCACCACCACCGCCACAGCGGTATTCACAATGCGGTTCAGCGGCACAAAGCGGCCCAGGCGCGCCTTATGCGCCTCATTGGTAATGGCCGTCGCCGCCAACGCAGCCGTGGTGCCCCACAACGCCAGCGCCAAGTTAGACGCCGTAAAGTGGCGCAAATCCATCGAGCCGGTCACCGACTCAATACGCGCCACGCTCGCATCCACCCCACCCGACGGGTCGCGGAAATCCCGCAACTCCTGCCGGTTTTCCGTAAAGGCAAAACTGAAAGCCGACGTGTTCCCCACGTCCACAAACGCACGGTCACCAAACTGCGCGCCGCTCGCATACGGCGCCACCTTAATACGGCCAGAGCCAATAAATGCACCCATCTCACGCTCCTACCAGCGCCGAAGCAAACGCCGGAACAATAAAAGACACCGACACCCGCAACAGGCGTCCATCAAACGACGTGCGGTCGCCATCAGCCAACTGCGCCGTCCTGTAATTCGGCTGCTCCCACCCCAGGGCAGCCCGCATGCACGCCATCAGCGCCGTGGTGGCGGCGGTGCGGTCCGAAGCGCTCGACCGCTTCATGTCCAGAAACACCGACGCCGTAAACCGCGCAAACACCAGCGCCGACTGCGCTGCCTCATCTGCCACCGTCAACCCGTCGTACGTCACCTGCACACCCACACGCGGCGCGGCCTCCGCCGTCCAGTCCAGGTCATCAAACGTCCCCATCACCGGCATCGACCCCACCAGGGGCTTCACACGCTGGATGTAGGCCTGTTCTATCTGCACCAGATTCATACCCGCACCACCTCCACCTCCGACTCCAACCCCGCCGACAACCGGCGCGGCGGCGACGCCACCCGGTATTCCTCGTCGTTAATCAGAATCAGCTCGCCATCGGCCAGCGGCTGTGCCGTCGGGTAGCGCAACATCTGCACCCCCAACGTCACCGCCTCAAACTGCTGGTCCGGCTGCGCAAAAAACGCCGCAAACGTGCCGTTGTCCGACACCACCGTGGCGTTGGCCAGGCGCCGGTACACCGCCGCCTGCACCCGCGCCTCAATGGCGTCAAACCGCATCACAGTGCCGCCACGCCCACGCCATTCAGGCGCACACGGCCCACCGTCTCACCGGCACCCGAACCCACAGCCGCCACCGCCACCCCGATCGGGAAAAACCCCGCCGTGGTCGCCGTCGTCGCCTGGTTGGTCGCCGTGTTCCAGTTAATCCGGGCACCCGGCGTCCAGGCCTGCGAGCCCACCTTGGCCAGGTCAAACACCCCCTCGACCTTGCCCGTAAACCGCTGGCCCGCTGCCGCATCATGGGTCGCCACCACAGGCAGGTTCCCAATCACATACAACACACCAGCCACCACCCCGCCCGCAGGCGCGGTCAAGGTCAACACATCACCGTCTTGCACAAAATTACGCATCGCTCATTCCCCTTTCGGCGCACTCAGCGCATCAAGCGCCGTTGGCGCGGTACACACCACGGTGGTCAATGGCCTTGGCACCAAAGTCCAGACGGCACTTGTATTCCACGCCATCCACACCCCAGCCCACCTTGCTCTCAATCTGCGGGCCCTCGGCACCGTCCAGATAGCAGTACTCCACCGTATCCACGGCAGCGCTGTTCGCGGCGCCATACCAAGCCGTCGCACTGTTGGCGTCCAGCAGCGGCTCCACCACCGGCTCCAGCTGCGTGCGGCCACCCGTGCGGAACTCGTTGGTCGTCTGCGCCGTGGCCGGCACAAACTGGTTGCTGGTCAACTGGTACGCCGTCTGCTCCAGCGTCGTCGGCACAATCAAAAACGTCGGCGTCACATTCAGCAACTCGCCATTCAGGCCACGCTGCAAACGCATCGCCGTACGCATCGCCTGCAGGCTGCTCAGCTGCAGCGCCGAACCCGCACCCGTACCCAGGTTGCCGTTCTGCGCCGAATACAACGACGCATTCACCAGCTCGGCATACACCAGGCTGTTTTCCAGGCGGCGCGCAGCCAGGCCAAACGCCACGGTCAGGCGGTCAAAGGCACGCAAGTCGTCATTGATGATCGCCTGACGCGTCAGCGCCACAATGCGGCCATACGTCACCACACGCATGTCGGTGCCCCCATCGCGCATCGCGCCATAGGTGTACTCACCATGCTCAGGCACTTCCAGCAAATCAGGCGCGCCGCTCAGCTGCACCACATTCATTGCCTTGAAGTCAGGCGCATTCGGCGCACGGCGGGCCCACACCTGGTAAGTGCCCGTGTTCTCTTCATAGGCATTGCGCAAACGCTTGCTGGCCACATTGGCAAACAGGCTGGCAAAGTCGCTGGTCGTGTGCATGCCAGCCGAGCGGTGCTGCAACATCTCGTTGGCCAGCGTCAGCTTGTCCATGCCACGGGTGCGCACACCCTGCGCCTCCAGCCAGTCACGGCCAATCTCCAGCAGCGACATACTGCGGTACTGGCGCCCGTTGTCGTCCAGCTTCGTCTGCGGCATCAGGCGGTGCAAAATCGCCTGCTCCACACCGGCCATCCGCACCTCAAATGCGTCCTGAACCGTCTGCACGCTCACCACATTGCGGTGGCCACCGGCAGCCGCATCATTGCGCGCCAGCGTCTCCAAAATCTTGGCACGGGCGGCGCCCACATCGGCCCCGGCGCGAATCAGCTCCGGAATCAGCTGCGGCACCTGGTGGCGCACACACAGCTCCCCAATCTCGGCGCTGCGCGCCATCACATCACCAGCCACAGTAGCAGGCGCAGTCTGCTGCCCGCCGTGCTGAACTTCATCGTCGTCCATCGCGGTTTCCTCTCGTTGGGCAGTCGCCCGGGTTACAAACTCACAAGGCTCACCCGAGCCCTGTGACGGCTTCGAGCGCACGCTGCTGCCAGCGTCCGCAGGAACAGGTACAAACGAAATCTCGGCAGGCGTCCAGCGCTCGGCCCTATACAGCGCCACCGTGCCCCCGTCGTCTCGCTCCTCGGCGCGCACCACGGCATAACGCTGCACCGTGTACCCTGCCGAGATATGCCGAATAATTCCGGCCTCAATGTCACGCACAATGCCCGCCAGGTCTTCGCGCTGGCTCAGCTTCACCGTGGCGCGGCCCTCATTGCCCTCCAGCCAGGCGCGCTCCACCACCCCAATCACGTTCGACAAATCCCACTGGCTGTGCGTATTCAGCACACTCGCCCCCGCATTCAGGCGCGACATATCCACCGCCTCGGGGCTCACCACCAGCTCTTCGTCGTAGTAGCGGTCATTCCAGTAGTCATACCGGCGCACCTTCGCGCCCGTCGTCCACACCACATCCACCGTGCGCGCCACCGCGTCAAACGTCGACGGCACCAACTCCATGGCCCGAACCATCGGCGTCATCAGCTTCGTCTCGACCACATCCTTGCCCTTGCCCTTGCCCTTGCTCATCGTCACTCCTTCGTTACTCACTGCCTGGGTCAGCCGCAGCCGCCACCACCGTCGCGTTGCCCGACTTCATCGCCAACAGCAACCGCAACACCCCCGACTCTTCCAACCGCTTCAAATCGCTTTCCATCTCGGCAAACACCAAATCGGGCTTGTAGCCACGGCGGCGCAGCTTCTCGCTGATCGAACTCAGACCCCCCGCAATCTCCGCGTTGTCTGCATTCACCTCCTGCAGCGGGTTCACGTAGTCCCACTTCGGCGTCGACCAGTCCACCGCGTACTCAGGCCGAGGCAGCGCCCCCGCCAGGTACGCCGTGTCCACAAACTCACGCCACAACCGCGTCATGTGCGGCACCAGCACCAGCCACTGCTCCTGCTCCACCGACCGCTTGAAATCAATCAACGCCACCCGGGCAGAGCTAAAGTTCACCCCGCTCATGTCCCCCGTCAGCATCTCGTACGTCACCTCCATGCCCGCCGCAATCAAATGCAGCTGGTGCTTCACGTACGCCTCATAGCCCGGGGCAGGCTTCGGCTCCACCACCGTCAGGTTCACCCCTGCGGGCACCACCGTCATACCGCCACTGGGCAACTCCCCCAGCGACATCGCGCCCTGCTGCGCCCCGGCCTGCGGCCCCACATCCGGCGCCGCCATCTGCGACACATCCCCCGACGCCAGCACACTCAGCCGCGTCTCCAGGTTCTTGCGCGCCAACTCCGCATCCTCATACGTCTGCAAATCACGCACACGCGCAATCACCGACGCCAAAGACGACACCCCCCGCCGCGCGCCCGGCCGGTCCGCCTTAAACAAATGCACAATCCGGCTCGCAGGCACCGGCACCGACGACCGCAACCCCCGCACCGTGGCCACGTCGCCCGGGTGCTCGGTAAACAGCCAATACGCCGTCACCCGGCCAATCGGGTCATACTCAATGCCATTCACAATCGTGTTGCCATTCAGCGTCCCGTTCTTCGAGCTGTCCAGGTAATCAATCTCCAACAACTGCAGCTGCAGCGGCACTGGCAACCCATCGGCCGCCGAGCGTGGCCGCAACCTGATCAGGCACTCACCATCCACCCGCATCGCCAGGTAAGCCCGCGCCCACAACCCATAAAAATCCGACACCCCATCCGCATCAGCCACCGGCACCCAGGCATCCCACAGCGCATCCACCCGCTGCTTCATCTCACCCTTCGCCAGCGAGCGCGGGGCAATACCCGTCCCAATCGCGTGCTCCACACGCGCATTCACTGCACGCTTGATGTACGGCACGTTCTGCACCAACGCCCGAGCCCGCGTGCGCAACTCAGCCGCATCAGCCCGGTGGTCCGCATTCGCCGACGCCCCAGCACGGCGCGGCGCCCAGCCATCAGCCCGACTCGCCCCCTCATAGGCCCGCTTCAACAAATCACGAGCCACCGAACGGCGCACCGCCGTCATCGGCGCAAAAAAGCCGATCAACCGGTCCAGCACATTGGGCAGGGCACGCGCAGCCATCAAAAACCACGCATCGTCGTAAACACAAACCGGCCACTGCGCACAGCGCCAGGCCGATTTGCCGCCAAATCCCCCTCGATAATCCGGCGAGCCTCCTTCAGCTCCTCCATCGAGCGGTACGTAATCTGCTTGCCATCCGAACTGCGAACGGTC